TGAGCATCAGAAAAATCTAATTGTGTAAGATATCTTTGCTCTGCATTAGTAGAAAAATTTAAAGTAATATCTTTTAAGAAGTCTCGATATCGTTCAATTATAATCTCCTTATTGTTTACCGGCTTAGCCGTGTTTTTAGTATTCCACCTGTTAATATAGGTATTATAAAAGTCTGTTAAAGTATCTGGTTGATACTGTTCAGTTACGGTTTCAATAAACTCAACGAATGAAAACGGGGTAAATCTATCTAATGCGTCTTCTTTACTTACATTAGGGTTAGTTATAGATAAATCTACTTCAGGGTAGCCTGTAACAATAGTATCCATTAAACATATTTATCTCTAGAACAGAGATAGACTACTAAATAAGGAGTTTTGAATCATAACATCAAACACATTATTGTCGCCTTCTAACGAGCTGAGAGGTGTATTGTAATCTAATGTAGTTAACCCATTATTATAGTCAATTAACCCACCTTCAATAGTATCATCAAATCTAGCAGATAAACTATAAAACTGATAAAATTTATCTACCTCGCCTGTTGTATTAAATGTTGCTGGTAATACTAGAGGCCATCCCCAGTATGGCCCACTACTTGTTCTATCATGGAGAGTAGTAAAATCACTAAGCATATACGTAATTGTATCACCAGCCTTAGAGTATTGAATACCGCTCAATGCACATAATGGTTGAAATGTATTTAGCCGTGTATATGTTTCACTAAATTTTTCGTAAGCTACGATATCAGTACCAGCTGTTACTTGGTATGTAGACGTATCAAGCAACGTACCTAAGTTTTTACCAAATATTTGTTTTGTTGTATGCCCTTGCGGATCATAATTTTCATCAAATTTATTCTGCGTGCCTCTAAACTTATTATAGTTAACACTTAAAACGCTCATCAACCTATCCACCATCTCCGGTTGCTGGGCTAAAGCTCTATCAAATACTAAACCATTATCATCTGCTAAACTAGCTAAATTAATAAGAGAGTTTATATCGCAATAATCTATGTCATTAGTATTTGATGTAAAATTTTGAATTTTAGACCATAGCTTTTTACCCAAAACAGTATAATCACTACTTACACTACCAAAGATAGTTCCTATAAAATCAGTAAATAATATATCTTTATCTAATAAAATTTCTTGAAATCTTAAATCTTTTATTGTTTGTTCAAAATCAAAATTTTCATTTTGTTTGTACGCTTCATAATAGTTTTTAGGGTAGCAGGTAAAAGGTGCAAAACCAGTTACAGTATATTTTAATGTTGGACTCGTAGCAGTATCTTCATATAGGCATTTTGCGCTTAAGGTTAAGACGGAGGGTTTACCAGAAAGCGTCGCAAGAGTTTTGTCATTAAATGTTAATAACCCCCTATACCAAAATCTTGTATCAAAAGCAGATAAAGGCGCAGCACTTAAACTCTGTATATCGTAATGAGTTGTAGACACGACAACACCACTAACACCAGGTATAACTTCTGGCGATGTTCCAGATAACAATTCAAATGTAGGTGTTGTATTACTTGACAAAGACTTCATTGTAAAGTAGCCTGTGTTCTTTGGTGATAGAATAAATGGGATACCTAACCCTTTAAATTGAACTGGTGAAACTTCAAAAGTTTCAACACTATCACCTTCACCGGGTATACCATTTGATGTAATCGCTATACTACTAATAGTTTGCGAAGAAACTGTACCAACTAAAGAGGAGAGAGTAATAGTAAAGTTATTTGAATAATCGTTATTTTTAAATCCTGATGTAGTATCTGAAAAGATATTATCTCTATCTTTAAAGAGAGATATATTAATAGGTCTGTAAGGTTGTTTTTGTTTATCGGTCTTAAAGTAAAATATATCTTTACCAGAACTACCAGCGTGAAAGCTTGAAATATGTGAACTAATAGTGTTAACTATAGAGAAAGCTGTTGGTCCTTTACCTGATGTGTGATTGTTTCCGCTTAAACGTACATATATGTTTGTAGATGATAAAGACATTTTCTTTATCTCTTCATATTCAAATCCGGATAACGTGTCAATGTAATTTTTCTTATAAAACGAGTGAAATGCTTTAAGGTTATTAAATTTATTTGGCTTTAGATTAAAATAGTTAGGTACATCACACCCTGATACGGAAAAATAGATATCTTGAAAATCCTGATAAAAGGGTGTTTGAGAGTTAATTGTTATCGGGTTTGAAAATTCACCTGCTGATAATTCTAATACATTAGATTTAGTCGGACCCGCTGTTACAGAAAAGGTATTAGTAATGTAATCGTGTATTGTTATATTAGTACTGTATGACGCTAGTATACTATTATTATTACAGTCGCGTAAAACCATTCGAACATTGTATACACCCGGATACTGATATGTATGGGTACTTGTTAATGCGTTACCATAGGTACCATCACCAAAGTCGAAGGTTGCTTTAAGAGTATTATATTGCGTAGTTACAGCTTCACCACCTAAAGAGCTAGGTATACGCGCTTTAAATGTAAGCGGGGTAAAGGGTAAATTGTATGAAGATAATTTAGCTTCACGCTTAAAATCTTCTACATCAAAGGTTGCATAATTAACTTGTATATTACTCATCTGTTATAACAATGCGATCAGCTACAGATAGTGGCGAATATAAATATGGAAACTTAAAAAACGGTAACGTCTTATCTTGATTCACTAATTCTATATCACTTTCTGGGTACTGTGGATTGAATGATAAAAATGATACACCACCGGTAAATATTTCACCTGTTGTTTCATTTCTAGTTTCGATACGTTTTATTCCCTCTAAAGAAAGAATATCATTAGCAAGATTTATTAATTTTAAATTACCACCTAATATGTTATCATCAGGATTAAAAAACTTTTTAATTAAACTACCAATTCTTGTCTTTAAAGTTGTTTTATTTATTTTATTATTAGTTTCTCTTACAGCATATAGTTTTGTTTGGTTGAGTATATCTAATGTTAAATCTGCTGCGTCCCCTATACCTAGTCCGAAGGCCATGTATATGGGATCTCGCGGTACGACAGTATTTGATAACATTTTTCTATCTTGTGTTTGAGTAACAATATAATTTTTAAACGAATTACTCAAAAAAGGTGGATAAGATTTATCCTCTGTTATTTTAAATTTAGGTACGACAAAAACATTTATATTATTAAAGTCACAAGAGTCAGCAAAGTTAACTTGATTAATTATTACTCTGTTAACCTTATTTGGATCAACACATATATCATAAAAATATTGTATATACTCATTAATATAGCTATCATTACTAACCACCTTTGTACTAGCGACAACGTTGGCAAGATTTTTTTGTAAAAATGATTGATAGTCTCCTTCTGTAACTAATCTTAATTGTGAAGAAAACATTTTTGGAGCATTTTGTCTAATCTGCTCTACTGTTTCTTCTGTAGAAAGTGCTGAAGAGTTAATTGGGTTATTAAATGTGATTTTTGGACTATTAGTTATATTTAAAAAAGTAGTTTCATCTTTATTTGGATATAGGTCTTGAAATAGTTCACGCTGTCTAGTAGAGTCGTATACGAAAAGTTTATTACCGTTGATAACATTCTTACTAATAACACCAGCAGTATTATCAGATAGTATATAGTTTATTGATACTATATCCCCTTCATCGAGCTTCTTACCGAATACACCGGAGCCAAACTTTACTTCGTAGTGTCCATATTCATTTAATCTCAATTCGCAAACTCTATCAATAGATTTTGTGAGATATAAACTCTCTACAACTTCATACTCATAATATGTGTCATTACTCAATTCTTTAACATAAACGCTTAACGTACCATCAGCAATAAATTTACTACTATTACTGTCAACAATATTATCAACCACAACAGGTAAAATTTCAAACTCTTCTCCTTGAGCAGTATAGTCGGGATATTCTTTTATTGTACCTTGATATAGTATAGTTTCATCATTTACACTCTGCAGCGTCTCTATTTCGTTAGTTGATTTATTGAAAGATATATCTTTGTTAAAATTGTACTGTACACCATCAGCTAAAAAGTAAGAATATTTACGAATAGTATAATTACCCATTGGTAGAGAAGCTGTAGCCACAGCATTTATCGGAACAATTGAAGTTTGCTTTCCGGCTGGCTTATAACCTATAAGCTTAACAATTTTATTCATGTTCTCATATAAAGTAGCTTGATCGAAATTGACCTCAGCTGCTGTGTTGTTTAGGTAAAATAAGAGAACGTGATACGAATAAGCAATTATATCAATAACTGCTGCTAAGTTACTGCCTTCATAGTTTTGATCTGTAAATTTTTGATTTTCGTCTAATCGATTAATAATATAGTCTTTTAAACTTACAGCATCAAACGCAACATACGCGTCCTGCGGAAGATTAAAATCTAAAAACTTATTTGATGTATCGTTTGTGTTAGTTGGCATGGTTATAATACGTAGTATCCGTTACTATTTAATAATGATTTGAGAGTTATCCCATAGGCGTCTAATGAGGGAATGTTTATTTGCATTTGAATATAATATTCTTGTGCGTCTGTAATAGCATCTACATTAACATTTTCAAGTTGTATACGTGGCTCTTGTGAAGGAAGTAAGGTATCAATATCATATTTAATTTTATAAGCAGTAGAGCTATTAACTGGGTCAAATAGATACCTTCTTAAATCTAAACCAAATTCTGGATTTAAGATTTTTTGACCTGGTGAAGTTAAAAATATATTAATAATACTATTTTTAATAGCCTGTAAATCATATGATCCTTGAACATCTTTTAAAATTACATCTCTTTTAAGCTGTTTATTATAATATACTTCAGGTACGAGATCTAAAAAGAGATCCTTATAAAGATAGCCTCCCTCTAAGGCTGCTTCACCACCCTTGTCTATCGATACGTCCTTTATCTTAATTAGAGCCATTTATAATATTTAATACCTCAGTGGTAAATCGAGATTAAGGAACTATAATATAATTATAGTATGCGTGTTAAAGGAAAAGCCGTCGTTGATGTAGAAATAACTCCATTTGAACTAGTAAAAGTTCTTAAAGAAGAGGTATACTCAAGATTAAATTTTCCCCGTCCAAATGACGGACGTGTGTATATTAAAGACGGGCGATTTGTTCATGAAAAGTCTGTATACACAACACACTCTTTCGAAATTGAAGAAGATCTAGGTCTTGCTATAGAAGACGACACTGAAGTGTTTACAGCGCTTCATACTTTAGCAGAATTTCTTAGAGATTAAGTTCCGCAATACCGTGTGATTATTTGCAAGTCTGCATAAATAATATTATGGCAGATAAAAAGTTTGTAAACTTGCATGAATCTTATATGAGAAGATACGAACGTGGAGGTTTCCTCGTTGGTGATGTTTTTGAGTTTAACGATGACTACGAATCAACTGAGTGTTATAAAGCGCTTCCAAAAGCTACAAAAGATCTTTTAACTAAAATGAAAGACTCCGGGCTTCATATTAGAGTTACCGGCATTAAAGATACAGCACCTACTCGCTACCCTGCTAGTTCACAACAGTCTTCCTTAGATGTAAATTTAAATCTGGCGCTCGATGAAGGAGGCGGTAGATATTCCCATCATGTTACGGTACCTGGTTTACTTGGACACGCCGTGCAATACGCTCCAAATCTTCTGCCTATCCCTGATACTCTTTACCGTAAGAGCGACGTTAATATTAAGCCAGAAGAAGCAGAAGAGACGACAGCCCCGCAGGCACCAGAGAATCCAGTAAGGGCGTTACCGAAACAAAATACTGAGATTCCTTGCGATCCAGCTACTCCTTCCCCAGCTGTTACATCGTATACAAATCAGTATTTGTCTGATCTTAAGAAAGCTTAAATCTTTTCCAGATTTACTAAACACGCAAAGGCGTTAATTTCTTTATCTACTACAAACGCGCTTTTATAGAGATGATCTGCAATAATAGCAATCATCTCTTTCTTTTTGATATCATCGATATTAGCAGAGTAGATAAAATTTAGATAGTTACTTAATAGAGTATCATAATCACCTTGAAACCTATCTTCGTTTTCAATTAGATATCTTCTTGCTTCTAAACATTGCTGAGAAGCTATTTTTTTGTAAACGGCTTCGAGCAACTCGTTATCACTAACAACGCTAGTAATGCACAGCTCTGAATCAATAACATTTTTTTGTAGTTCATTGATCGTTTTCCGTAGATCGGGGAAGTGACGCTTGACGAGTTGGACGAACTTCTTCTTTTGTTCTTCCGGTACTTTAACATTTTCATCTTTAAGAATATTGTAACATCTCTTTACTGCTAACTCAACAACAGGTTTGATAGTTAGTGATTGACACCTTGATTGCAAGGCTGGAATAATTTTATGCTTGTAATTTGCAGTAAGAATAAACCGACAGTACTTAGCATACGTCTCCATAGTATTACGCAAAGCAGCCTGCGCTTGAGAAGTAAGACCATCAGCCTCATCTAAAATAACGACCTTAACTCCACCATCAAAAGACTTAGTTTGTGCAAAATTAGTGATATTATGTCGTATAGTATCAATACCAGACTCATCAGAAGCATTAATATAAAGATAATTACATCCGAGAATATCGTTAACAATAACTCTAGCAAGGGTGGTTTTACCAGTACCAGGATTACCAACAAAAAGAAGATTAGGTATTTCATTCGTATATTCTTCGACAACGCGTAATGTCTCTTTATCTAAAATAACATCACTCAGCGTTTGCGGTCGATATTTTTCAACCCAAATTTTATCAAAATCAATCATAATTATTTACCTGATGAACCAAAGCCTTTTTCACCACGAAGAGACTCTTCAATTTCACCTTCACTAACTTCAACAGCATGATTATTATAAACTACAAACTGAGCAATTCTATCACCAGCTTTAATTTTATAATCTTTATCTGTTAAGTTATACAGCTTAATTCCAGCACTACCTCTATATCCGCAGTCAATAATACCTGGATGAGGTAAAATACCATGCTTAAAGCCTAAGCCAGATCTGCCTTCAATTCTAACCCAATAGCCTGGTTGAATATAAGCAAACTTTAACCCCACATCAATAACCGCAGATCCTTTTGCAGGAATAGTTTTATCCTCCACACACGCTACATCTAGTCCTGTGTCGTCCTTATGGTTTTTAGAAGGGAGAACTGCATTCTCAGTAATCTTCTTAAATTTCAATATCATATACTTATAATAAGATATATTGTAAAAAATTCAAGTATAGATTAAATATACGTGTATGGCTGAAGAAGAGCTAGATGAAGCAGTTAACGATATTATCGCCCAAATAAAAGGTAATAATAAAACTGTACGTGAAAAGAAGCAAGATGTAGCTATCGATAAAGATAATCTTGAAGAGTTTATTATGAAGTCTTCAGGTAAATTAGTTACCAAATCACTTGAAATTGTTGATAATGTCAATGATTATATCTCATCGGCTCCTGAAAATAGAGATGTTGCAGCCTTAGCTGAAGTAATAAAGGCAACAGCTGGTTCAATAGATACGCTGCAAAAGCTTCATAGCTCAAATGAGAGAAATGAAACGCAAAAAGAAGTAAAGCGTATGGATGTTGAATCGAAGGAAAGACTAAACATTGCTGATAATCAAACTAAAATGCTATTATCTAGAGACGATATAATGAAGGCTTTAGTAGAAAAGGATGATGATGTTATTGACGTTTAGAACTTAAGATCATCGCAATCTTCTTCACTTACACAAATATCTTTTTCTTTAGCTTGTGCTAGATAGTCTTGAAACTCTTTCATTGTATCGAATGGCATCCATACCGTCTCGCCTGTACTCGTTGGGTGAGAATGTGAACCAGACAAAGCGCCGTTAGTTAATTCAAGTGTCTTATTTGAAGCACTTTGAGGGCTTGTAAAGGTTGTAACATTTAACACACCAGGGAAAGTACCAAGTCTATTGATAGCTGTTTGCTCAGGGGTAAATTGTGTTCCGCCTATATTTGGATTTTCACGAGGTCTACTACCACCACTTCTAGCAGCACCTTGACCAGCTACAGTATATAAATCAAAAGAACCACTACTGGTTGAGAGTGTAAGTCCAAAGTTCGGTACCGATGGTCCACAGCAACAGCTGCAACATACTTCAACACACTCTTCATCAATATATTCATTTCCTTGCTCATCAAAAGCCTTCTTTAAAATTAAAAACGACTTACATACTTGACCGTTCTCTGTTTTTGATATATTTTGCTCAGGGTCAAAAAAGTTTATATTTCTCTTATATTCGAATAATCTAAATGCATCTAATCCTAGGTAGTCTTCAATTATTCCAATAATAGTGTTAGCAATACTGCGTAAGATATTACTAAAATTAATATCCTTTAACATAAGGTTACCTACAGCAATTGTTGATGCCGTATATCTACCTAGATATTCTGTGTTAACACGTTCGGTAGAGCGTTTATCGATATACGGAAGCGTATTATCACTATAAACAGCACTCTCAGTATTGTATTGAATAACTTGCGCGCAAGTTCTTTGACAGTTACTAAGATTTCTGCGAATAAATGCTGGGGTCTTTTTAACTAGATTTAATGATATATCGTTTGATTCGCCATAATAAATCGCCGTACCAGCATTTTGCTGAGCTGTATTTGCAAGACACCCTAATATATCAGGCGACGGAAAAAAGCAGTTCTGTACTCTTCCCCTACCCCTGTAAGGATTTTGCGCGTATATAGCTACTTGGTTAGTAAATGGACCATTGTAAAGTTGTCTCATATAATATAGAGCAGCTTGTTCATCTATTTCCGGATTACCTTTTATAAGGTCGTCAACAAAAACCCGTAGTTGATTAAATCCTAGCTGATATACTTTTTTAAACGACTCACAAAGCTCTTTATCCTTATTTGTAAATGTATAACCTAATATAGGACCTTTACTTTGATCCTTACAATCTGTCTCTATAACAGATACAAACTGATCTTTAGTTAATTCTAAAGCTCTTAACGTTTCTACACTTTTATTACATATTGCCATTTAACTTACATCTTTAACTTTCATTCCAGGTCCTGTACATGTCTTAATACATGACATTACGTTATAGTACTTATCCTTATTGAATAGATGTCTCACTTTAGTAACAAACCATCTACCTAATAACTTTTTATCTACAATCTCTTCTTCTTTATTTCTTTTAAATACATCTATAAACTTACCAGGCTTTCTCGCCGTATCACCAATATTATCGATGGCTAGTTGAAGATTAAAAAATGTTAAGTTAGATACCATTTGAGCTTTAGCAATATGCTTAACATGCTCTTTCTTGTATGGTAGAATAAAGGGTTTAAATATCTCGCTTTTTGACTGGTTTAAAGGTAAGAAAGGCTCTGGCTTACCACCGACATATTTAAAAACATCAACAAATGATTTTGTCCATGCTTCTTTTACGTCTTTAATTGTCATTAGTTTTTTAACCTCTATCCCTAACGCTTTATCAGTTGTAGCGATAGAGTAATTAGTAAAAAATTCATTACTGTATGTCACCATAGGTGTAGTAAAGTTTGTATTCTTTAACGCGTTAGTGTATTCATTAGTGGGAATCTTTTCGTCAATTGGGTTATCTGGTGAATCACCAATATTTTGCATATTAGTTAAGTCACCTACACCAAAAGTCTCCTGCGTTAATTTAGAGTTTTCACCAAATATTTTACTAATAGGTCGTAATTGATATTTTTTCTTTACTCTATCAAATGTAAGAAAGCCCTGACATGATAGATCACCATCAATAAAGTAATATATTCTAAGTAAATATTTTATTAAATCAGAATATCTAAATGATATAGGTGGTATAATATACTCTGGAAAATTATCTATAACCATATCACCTGGCTCCCAGTTTTCTTCATCAATGCAACCTGGCCCAATAACCTCTTCTAAAATTTCTTGAATTATATCACCAATGGCGACAGCAGGGCCTCCTCGACCACCACCACCATACCTCTTTCCATAAGGAATTTTCTCATTTAACTTAAAATAATTTTCTTCTATTAATGTATATGTCTTAAAATTATTTGATCGGTCTGTTTTTGAGACACTGTTGCTTTCATTAGCTATAACAAAGTCATATTCTAATTTTATTTCATCTTTCGGTCTCGTATCTAAGTTATTAAAGAGGGTAATTTTAAATTTATCTCTACCGTCGCCTCTAGTGAATACCGTGTTTTCAATAAAATCAAATGGGTTGTTAACAGTCACGCTTGCACTAGCAAACGGCTCAAAAAAGTTTTCTTCTAGCTCAAATGTAACAACTGCAGATTTTGTAAAGTTGATTTCAGCCGGACCACCCCCAGTACCCGGTCCAGTGAGATTAAACTTACAGAAAAACTCACTACCGTTAATTGGATAGATGTCTTTACCTGGCTTCATTAGAAGTGTCTGTTACTAAAGGCAGTTGTCTCGGTAATTTGTTGATAGATTAAACCCCTTTCATTTTTCTTAATATACTTTAGCTGCATGCCACCTTCAGCGTAAAATAAGTTATTGAGGAGAGGTTTGTTTAGTAAATATATAATCCACCAACTATCAATATCATCGTATATATTATGCGACGTGGTAGTTAAAGGTTCACGAGATTTAACTATATAAGTTTCAAGTAATTGAGGATCTATGTTATCAGGAAACTCTATCTTATTAAGAATATTATAAAAGTAAAACTGCTTATTACTCTTTCCTTCTGTGTATATACGAAATATTCTCTCGTAACGAGTTAAAGGAAGCCTATCAAGTGCTTCGATATCGTTTTGGTATTTTCCTGTTGTTCCTGTTAAGCTCATTTTATTGATTTGTTGTTGCTTGCCCTCTCGATCTTCTTTCAGCATTCAATACAGCATCCGTTTCATCTAGCAAACGATCCAGCTCCCCGAAGAATACACTCCCACTTCTCGCAGCTTGTGTTCTCAATAGCCCGAGAGCTTCTGCACGTTCATATTCATATTCTGCTGAATCCTGTCCTGGTGTCTTCACCATCTTCATAAAGTTAGCTGGTTCGATTGTGAGCGATGTAAAGGTTAGATTTACTATATAGGCTTCCGGGACAATAGATCCACTTATTCTTCTTCTTTGACCTTGCATTGAAATACTAAAGTTATCTAATGAAGCCCATTCTATATATCTCAAACCAGGTACTTCAATATGATAGATTGCTGGGAAGGTCATACCGAGAGGGCCTTCACGCGTAGGTCTGTTTATCATAGTAAATTCCTTTATAAACTCAGCATTTTTAACTATCGCGTCATCATTAAGAGTATTAGATAAAGCAAAAGATAATTGTAACCCTTGATCAGTATTACCATACTGATAAAATTTAGGTGTTTCAATATAACTACCAGGGTCGCCTATTGTTTTCGTACCTGCCATGCTACCTTGCATTGTCCTAGCCCCTTTGCCGATCTCATCTATTATTCCTTTAAAGCCTTCCGCACTAGCGCCGCCTCCGCCGCTTTCACCCATAGACTTTACGCCATCTACTAAGCTGCTGGTAACCGATAGCAGACCCTTACCTAACGCTACACCGCCACCAATAAGCTTTTCACCAGCGCCTGCTAAGTTTTCAATTACCTCTGCTCCTATCATTTGTGCACCTCTCTGACTTATCGAGGAAAAAGAGTCAGCATACTCGTTGGTAAATGCTCTATAATCATCAGTAAAGAAAGGAAAGAAATAAGTACCAAGTTGTTTACCACCCTGGTAAAGACCTCTATAAAATGCAATACCGTCATCAATTCCACTGTTCTCTTCAGATGCTGGTCTTACAGTATTTAGATAACCATTAACAAATTGTTGAAGCTGATTAGAATCAAGATTATGCGCCGTACATATAGCTTGTGGAGCCTCTTCCCTCAAAGGTGAGTTTCTGGGAACTGAGGTCCAGTCATAATTTCTAACTATGTCCGTATCGGCCATAATAATATTTATGTAAGCGTACCTGGGGTATGCATACTATAAGGTGAATTATAAAATTCTACTCTACTATCACCCATTTGTGGACCAGATGGATCTCCTTGTGTTCCGGCAATAGAGTTGCTAGGCGGTGATACACTTACTACGTTACCACCGCTACCACCCCCGGTTGGTTTTTTAACTAACGCTTGTGTAAGCTGCACTAATTGAGACAAGTATGTATTAGATACACCAATTGCTTTTAATTGAAGCTCCGCTATTCTTGCGGACTGTTGGCCTTCATTACCTTCAGCTGATAAAAATGGATCACTTAATATTTGATCTACCGTTGTATATTGCTTTGGTTCTTTTGAATGACTCATTAAGCTCTTTACTGTGTCTTGTGTTTCACCAAATAAACTCTTTATAGTTTTATTTGTATTACTTAATAACCTACTAAAGATGCTTTTTTGCTTGGTCTCTTCTACCTTATCTCCCGTTCTACCAAACAATCTACTTATTGTTTGTGTTGTGTTACTTACTATCTTGTTAACTACATGTTGTGATCTTTCAATCATTTCCCCTATAGGACCGCCACGTTTCATTCCCATCACAATATCATTCCGATTAAAAGCAACTGGTTTCGACGAACCGGGCCTCCAAATAAAATCATTCATCTTGTAAGCTGGATCTTTTCTATCAAGCTCTGACCTATCTCCTGTTGCTGCAGCAGTAGCCATGGCTGCTTTCTTATTTTCAACTAGTCCAGGAAAAACACTTAGTACTACTCTACCAATAGGTCTAGCTCCAAATACATCAGCCATTATTTCACCTATCTTTTTACCGACAATATCACCCGCTAAATAGCCTAAAAACGTTCCCCAGCCTTGAAATCCTGGAATCGCACTCAGACCAGCCGCTAATGCGGCACCCATCGCCACTCCCATCGCTCCACTTAACGTACGCTTACCAACCTGCTGTTCTAAATCTTCCATGGAGCCTTCTGGATCCTTAGAATATTTGTTGATATCATAAGCAGCAAAAGCCCCTTCAATAGCCGACCCAACAAAAGGTATTTTCTTGAGTAATTTTCCTAACCACCCCTTACCAGAAGTTTTAAACCATGTCTTTACACCTTCCCAAGCCTTCGCCAGAGGATCCCCTACTAGTTTCTTAGCAGAGGACCCTACTGTTTTAAGCCCCTCCCATGTTTTACCTACTACTGATTTACCACCCTCATATAATTTTGTTGCGCCTGACACAGCCAAGTCCTTACCTGCTTTGAGCATTTGCCCGCCTTTTTGTAGAGCTCGCCCTCCAAAATCTTTAGCTGCGGAAAACCCTTTAGAAAGCTTCTCTTTACCTTTGTCAAATAAACCAAAAATACCTCCTCTAGGTTTCGGAGGCTTAGAAGACCTACCAGACGGTTTACGAGGCGTTGGCGGCTTTGGTGGCTTCGCTAACGATGGAAATAGTTGACCAATACCTGGAATCTTTTGAAGCGCTCCTTTAAAAAAGTTACCAACAGATTTTAAAGCATCTACAAGCTTATCTTTTGCAGCAGTGAATACATTTCCAGCTGCTTGTACACCGCTGCTTATTGCACCGGTAAACCCTTTCCAAAAACCTGAAGATTTAAAGCCAGACCATAAACCACTAAAGAAATTTCCTACTCCTCTAAAACCAGCTTTAATTGCTTCCCACGCGGCTGAGCCCACACCTTTAAGAGCACCCCATATTTTACCACCAGCCCACTTTACACCTTTCCATATCCACCCACCAAGCATCCTCATTAAACCTCTTCGACCAGCAAAACCACCAATACCTAGTATACCAAGCATACCTGATATCCAGTCTAAAAGACCCTGACCATCCTTTTCACCGTCTTCCTTCGTTAATCGTGCATCACCGCTCTTTTTGGCTTCGTCTTTTTTTCTCTTTATTACTGTATCAGGCTTGTCATCCTTTTCATACTTACTCTTTTCCATAAACCATTGTTTAAAAACAATACTCATCTTATTCTTAAGACGAGCTTTTTCTGGAGAAGTTAAGGCAGCTTTTACTTTTGGTCCCTTTTTAACACCGTATAAAGACGAGTTGGTAACATTTTTACCAATGCTGTCGACAGCATCATAGTCACCTGCAGCTCGAGCTTCTGACTCCTGCATAGCAGCCAGTTTCTCTGTCGCATCAGTTAAAGCAATTATATCATCAGGTCCTGCCACCTAAATATTTAATCGCTCATTGAAGTATCGAAGAATTCAGCATCAATTGCTAACTCCGTTTCATCAACTGTAAGTATATCAGTATTATACTTATTAATAGTTTCAATAAAATCTGAAAGTTTAGAATAGACGCTGAGAGGAAGTTTTTCAACAAGTTTTACACGCTCGTGAATTCGTATATCGTCTAAATCAATTACATCGTCATCAACCTGGATTGTATTGATATGCTTGAGTATTTCATAAATGTACAATTTTCCAATACCTTCTTTAAGTAACTCTTGCTCAGTATTAATTTCCTGCTCACATTTATTAAGTAGCATGTTTTCCTCTCGTAAAGTGGGTATCTTAAGCGTCAGTTTTAAAGTATCCTGCTTAATAGTTGCTTCATCTTTAACGTTTAGTGGAATATTTTTAATGTTATTAAGAATACTCTGTAGCTCAATCTTACCTACTCTATTACCTAAAGCATGCTTTCTTAATGCAACAATAAAAGGAAGCTTATCATATATCTTTAAATCTGATAACCCTGAGTTTTCAATGATAATTTTATTAAGTGTTCTGTTGAAATCTAATGTACCTTTAAGACCGTCAAGTGCAGAAGAAATTAAATCTTTTTGTTGTTTTAAGTTTAAAGGCTTTGTAGGTACCTTCTTTTTTAATGATGGTACAAAAACTTCAATAGTTACGTCATTGAGTTTATCTAATTTATTTAAAAAGGACGAGACATTTTTACTCATACATATATTTAGCTAGCACTTTGATTTTGCAAGTCTTGGTTTTGTTTCTCGACTTCATCTTGATATAGATTATAGTAATCAAAAAGTTCAAGATATGTACAGTTTGAAAGAAATAGTACATCTGGAATCCTTTTGCTTAAGACGAATAACATTTCCCTATAGTCTGTATCAGTTATACAGTCAAATAATTTGACGATAAAAGCCGCAAGAGAGCCATCTAACATGTTAAGCTTGATTTCATCTATCTCCATATTCTCTTTACCTTTATAGACAATCATACTAAAATGCGATGCATTACTTTTTACAAACTCTTCGATATATTTAAAGATAGTGTCAGGTAACCTACCGATAACATTTGTATAGTCTTCTTTAGATAATGAAGACAATATTACCTTTTCATTATCAATTTCTAAACTCTCAATAAGTGAAAAAATAAAATCAGTATCACCAACATAAAACTTCCAGGGGTAGTTTAGAACGCATTTAATTCCCTCAACATCTATTTCTTGTCTTATATCATCAAAGGAGCCAATATTTTTTCTAAAAAGTTGTAAGTCAATATTAACATTACCTTTTTTAGATCCGACAGCAACTTGTTCACCAATACATTTTTCTCTTAAAATAAAGAATGTAAATAACTTTTCTACTAGATTCAGACCTTTTGTTACAATAAATGATTCCAGAAACTTAATTATATTAGAGTAAGAGGAGTCATTATATAAAGCCATCTTTCTCAGATCTTTATATAAGATTTCATTTACTGTAACTTCCTTTTTATTAGGAAGGGTAAAGGAGAGATCCATATTATTAATTATAACGCAAAATAAATTGTCAAGAGCTTGTTTAGGCCACCTGACCCGGGCCGAGACCGGGACCGAATCGGTTAGCCTGTTGCTGGTCAAAAGGTGCGCCAAAGTCACCTATAGGATTTCTTCGCGTAGGTCCTAGAGGACTACCTACCGGTATATCGCTAGGGGACTGATTCGTAGCAATAGGTTCATAGTTTTTAAATGCAAACGTAACGCTCTTTTCTAAAAATGTCTCATTGTCATAATCAATTGTATATGACTCTACATTAGTAGGAAATACATCTACAAAGTTATAACCCTTACGTACTTCACCTTTATTATTATACTGTCTTAAAACAACATTAGGACATAGCAACCTTCTATTTATTAAGCCATCGATACCTATTGCTATCATCCACGGTCTAAAAAAGTTATGCTCCAAATCTTCATTTGTATCAAGTATGTTTAATGTAAGATTTCTATTTAAGAATCCCTGTCTTTTTTCCACACCAAATGCTGGCAAGAATCCACCTTTGTTTATATCTGCTCCTGCTTCAAGAAACTCTGTTGTTTCCCCCGGAACAGTTACTTCGCGTGCCACCATCATGTTACCATTAGCCATAAACTCCTCTGGTGTATTTCTAACTCTCCATCGCTCTCGAGCTTTTTCTAATGCACCATCAACTGCATCCACTACAAATTTTGCATTTTCGAATTCTATCTTCCATAAAAACGGTAAAGAAAGATAAAACTTCGGAGGACCATACCTGCTGTAGGTACTGAGAAAGTCATATTGTTCGCCTGCCATTAATAATATTTAATCGGCAAACTGATTAATTAATCGACAAACTGATTAAACTGGAGAGCCTTTGGCAAAATCTCTATAGAAATGGTAAGCAAACGTAGTAGAGAAGTTCAAAATAGCTCCTTCACCTTCAGCAATAGAGTATTCAATATCTCCGATCTCTCTAATTGATGCACCGACAAGCTCAATTTTTCTAACAGGTTTTAACGTTTTGTCTATTTGAACTAAGTTAATTATTGATTCTTCTCCAGGCATGCCATAAGAACCAAGAGATGTTTCATTATTAAACACTGCTCTTGAGGCTGCTTCCATTTTCGTTCTTAGTTCACAATTTTCATCATGATAAAACTCAATTGAATAACCTTCAGCATTAGCATATGTTGACCTCCCCGGCACTTGAAACTGTTGACCAAAATAGTTAACAGTTTGGTTAGTTATGTTTCTTCCTGGTAAGTTTGCTGTCCTAGCATAAACTAGTTCGTCCTCCCCGTTGAAAGATATATCACCGATTAGATCAATTTGTGTAACTCGAAATAGAAAATCACGAGAAAATTGCTTTGTTGCAGCTTTGGTAAAGAAGTCTTGAATGTCTGTTGCCATAATAATATTTAATTGTTTAGTTCATTATCCCCCGATTAATTCTTCAAAATTAGCATCTGTTCTAGTAGCGTAGAAGTTAACTAAGATAAACTCTGCTGTTCTTGTCGGCTTGATGTAAATATCAACCACCAACTCGTTAGCATCTATAACTTCCGGTGTATTGTTTCTTTCATCACACACAATCAAGTAGTCAAACAGACCTTCATTGTTCTTAGCCCTCTCGAAGATTGGGGTAAGAGTATTAACAAGCCTGGTTCTAGTAAACTCTGTATTCTGTTCAAATACGAAGAATCTAGAAACTTTCTTAGTAGGCCTCTCTAAGTTCAAGAACAACCTTCTAACATTAATTCTGTCGAATGCGCTCGATTTCTTTGAAAGTGTTTTCTGACCAAATATTACTAACCCTTGATTCGGGAAGTTTGCTACCGGGTTAATGTTAGCTTTATAAAGCTCGTCTCTCTGCTTCTGATTCGGATTAACCGCAATATCATTTGCAAATGTTACAAGCCCTCTAGTAAAGCCGGCTGGTGCAAACCATGGGAAGGTTGCTGCATCAGTTCTTGCCATTGTAGCTCCAGCAAAGCCAGAGAATGGAGCCCAGATCTGCTTGCCAGAGAAACTATCAAATACTAATGCCCAGTTACCATAAGTTGCTGCATAAGATGTATTCTCATTAGCAAACCAATGTCTTATAGGCCAATAAATATCAGTTTGGAAATTCTTAGTAGGATTATCTAATACCTTACCACTTGTATCACCTTGTACAAAGATTTGACGTAATGGATCAGCAATAAAGATACAATCACCTCTACCTCCACCGAGATAAGGCGGTGAGCAGAATTGCTCAAACTTATTAAAGATAGTAGAGTAGTTATTTCTAAGAGTTAATGCGTCGCCTGATATGTCATTTGACGTTCTTAAATTCTCAGCAGCATTTACTACCTGATATTCATCATAATAGTCTTGCGGGTTTGCTGCTGACGATAAAGTTTTCTGGACTGACCAGATTGTCCCTAAACCACCTTCAACAACAACATCAATGTCATAAATGTCGTCATTTTTAACTTGGTCTAATGCTCTTTCAAGCTTATTAGGTACATTTCCTAATACTTTCTTAGTAACGTTCTTATCTGTATAAGCTCCAAGAGGGAAAAGACTATCTGCAAAACCTAGTTGATCGACAAGCCCGCCACCATCCGCAAATTTACCCCCGGTTACGTTGGCATGAGCATACATTGACGAAAGAATTCCTGTTTTGGCCATATATTCTTTACTATTTGCACCTGATGTCTCTGCTGCGGTTTGTCCTCCTGATAATTCTTGAGTCAATACTCTAATTCTTCTAGTTACTTGACCAATAGAATTTAGACCATCCTCACCATTGAGTCTACCAGAGATAAAATCATTTACCTTTATTACAACGTTACGAGAGTTATCATCACGTGATTCAATAAAGTATGGTATATCTAACCCACCACGTGGATTAAGCTGTGTTCTAAAGTTGTTAATCGAGCCAGCAATACCATCTTCTAAAACATAATCAAGCTTAAATGCTTCATTAGCGTAAATCGATTTACGCAGTTTAAATACACCAACGTTTAAGATATCATCATAATCCCTACCATCAATCTCAAACTCTGTAAAGTTTTCTATTACTTCAGATACAGAATTGGTTGTACCAGTTAAGAAGTTAGCTGATAGTTTAAACACTTGCGTACCTGCTGGTATTGTTGTAAAGCTAGAAGTACTTGTAGCTGAATTAGTAAGTGTTTGTGTTGTTAAAATATTGTTAAAGTTACTACCCGGATCGGTATTCGTGTTATCAGCAAGTCCAACATAAAATCCTTCAAATTGATTATTAATTGTCGAAGTTGTTTTGTTGTATATAACAACACCAGCTTGTTTAGCGTGAGCAAGAGTAGTAAAGGCGTCAAAGCGCGCGTTAGGTGACCATGTAAAGGCTGTACCAGCTACACCACTTAGGTATTCAGATTCAGTAAGCTCTAAGTGCGTTGGTTTACCTAACACATACACAGCAGAAAGTCCAACATCCAAATTAGTTGAAATACCGGACAACACACCGGCAAACTCTGTACCATCGCCTCCGGCTGCAGTTGGTCCTCCAGCCGCGGCAGAAAGGCTTCGTACTGGGTATACTAATGCAGAGTATTTAGATCCAAACCCATCCCCAGACCCAGAACCGTATGGTAATCTAGTTGCAAAAACATTGGCTGGTGAATTTAATAATTCATCTATAGTATAGTAGAAATATCTTTCTGCAGAGTTTGTTGGAGGTCCAAATATATTGTTTAGCTCTTGCTTAGTTGTAATTCTAAGAACTTCGTCAAGCGGTCCTTGTTGTGCAAAACCGGTAACATATACATTAGTTCCGACATTTAAAGGAGCTGTAAGTGAAAGATCTGATTCTCTAATTTCTACTCCTGGAGAGTTAATCGTACGTTGTGCCATAAAATTATTTATCTAATTCATGACAATTATATTCAAAAATCCATAACTTCAGTATGTAATTGTGAATAAACAAAGGTGAAACCAGATGTGATTTCGTCAGCTGTTTGATAGTTATAGTCTATTTTATCAACAGTGGTAGGAAATGCCTTTGTATAGGTAAATTTTATTCTATTATTATTAAATTCATCTTTACCATAAATGGTTAAATTTGCCTGATAATCTTTAAAATTTTCATCAGGATCAGCAGCGTTTATTTCTCGGGCATTATATGTACCGGTATATTGGTCGTGCAGTAAGTTAAGCCATTGATATATTACCCAGTAGTTTTTATATTCATTATCAACATTAAACTGAACACTTACCGGTGGGTAGGGGTTCTTACTATGTGACGTTACATACAATGTGCTTCCTGCGTATCTTGTTTCTGTAGCCGGTACTGTAATTTCAGGTACAGCTGTACCAAAAATAGAAAATTGTACTGAGTCACTAATAATAGAAGTATTATCTTGATTAAACTTTTTGTTAAACTCTTTCAGTATAGGGGGTATATCAAATACAAGCAAGAACTTATCAGCTCTTGACTTGTTGAGCACCGATTGCTGCATGGTGTTATAGGCCATATAGTATATTTATCTCTTAACTCTCTCACCAGTCCAGTTTGGAGGTGGTTTTTCACCTAATAATTGATAACCGAAAGTTTGTAGTTCATCCATATCTGATATAACTTCATCACCCATACCCCAAACAAGGGCATTCATTTCGTGATTATTACCACCTACTATTTCATTATCTAGATATATAGAGGTTGGATCCTCAAAATATTGTACACCAAAATCCATAGGCTCAATAACAGAAGGCTTACCCATATCATCAACTTCTACTATTTCGAAAAATCTTTCTGTTATTTCTTTCTCTAATATAAAGAGACCATATAACATAGCCATTACTCTATCATCATGAAATCCTGCACGTGCTTTCCAAGTACCATTTGGATACCGTACAAAGTTTCTTAACTCAGCTACAGTCTCTTCTTCATTAATGTTAACTACCCTTATCTCATTCATGAAGTATCTCATGTTAAGAACACCTTTATACTTGGTATTAGTATGAGCTATCATACCTCTCATTACATTACGACGATGAGCATTAGCATTTCCATATGATACTATTTTTTCATAGCCTAAATCTACAGCTAATCTATCTACAACTTGAGCACCGCAATTGTTTCTCTCAATTAGAGCTAAAGGTGACCCCCAGTTTCTTAAAATTTTGTATAGTCTATTAGTAAACTCTAACGGAGGTATTTTATTGTTTCTATATACTGCTACTTGTTTAATATCCTTAATGTCTGTAATATCTAAAATCTGTATAACAGACGAATCAACACCTACACCTTCTGATATATCAACACCTGCAACATATAATTTAGATTCATCAGGCTCTTCCCATAATTTATAATGACCTTCATCTAGAATAATTTTAGGGTCAGATACTTTAGACATCATCTCCTCAAATAACTCATCATCAAGAGTAGATTCACCTGAGTGAATAAATTCACATTCAAATTCTTGTAACCAAGCATCAGCTGAACCAATAGCTGTTTTAGTAGCTTGAGCCCAAGCTTGATCTCTACCAGGAATTTCATCCCATTTTATCTTATCATATGCCCAGCTGTTTTCGCCCTCTATTGCACCGTGATATAATTTATAAAATAAATTATCGGTACCATTAGCTGTTGAGCATACAAACACCTTAGATTTTTTAGAAGAGGTAATAATAGGAAAAACTGATTTCCAAAACTCTTCGACTAAATGAGGCTCAATAAATGCCATCTCATCAATAACCAAACAGTTAACAGACTGACCACGAGCAGCAGTACCAGTAGTAGTTGTGATACCTATTCGGCTTCCATTCTCTAATGTCATAGACGTCTTAGCATACTCTTTGACGGGCGGCTTTAACCAGTTTGGTAGCTCTTCGTATGCCATTCTAACTCTCTGAAAGATTTCTATTGCAGTAGCCTCTTTGTTTGCTACTAATAAGATACGTTGGTCATTATTAAAGCATGCTTGCCATAATATGTATATGGTCATCATAGTAGACTTGCCTATCTGTCTAGAAGCAAGAAGACAAAAGAATCGATTATCTCTCATCTTCCTTAATGCTCTTTTTTGTGGCTTGTATAACTGAATCTTTTCTTTACCTCTATCAAGGTTAACAATATGAAAGAAGTTCTCAGCAAAATATAGTATATTACTACTAGCTTTTTTAAGATCTTTT